CTTTCGGTATGTCTAATTAGACACCGAGTGTGTAGATTCTCATCCTACGAATCCGGGATGTACCCGGAACGACCGTCCAGAACGCGCCCTTGCTATCGTAACCAAACGATGAGCTTAAGGTGGGATCTGGAGGTTGGGGGCAGACTGCATCGACACGCTCTCGCGTGTAGATGCTGTAATGCGGCAAGAATCTTGTGCCGTATGCCCTTGTCTTGAGTTTCCTGTTACCAGGAGCCCAAGTCTCGTAGACGTAACCTCCATAGCCGTCCTGTTTCCGATGAGGAGTAAGCCATTCTAAAGGGTCATCGACCCAAAAGTGGCCATTCCCAGCGTACGCAGGACCATAGAGGCGCACCTCTTCGGGCAGCAACTGCTCGAAGAAAGTGCAAACGTCGTGCTCAAGTGCGTCCCAGAAGAAGTTCCTGAGACGGATGACGTCGAGCACACTAAGCCGGTCTTTAACATAGACCGGTCGGATGAGGATGCCGCGTAAGTAGTCCTTCCCGCAAGACTCACGGAAGGGACCTGAAGCAAACGACTTCTTCTTGTTTACGGTAAATCCGCAAACATGAAGCGTCCTCACTAGCAACGGGTAAGCATCCACGGAGACAATTATGTCGTCGCCGTATACGCTAACATCGGAGCCGGGGGACGTGAGCTGCGTAACAGCAGCTGCTAGAGCCCAGAATATCAGGGTTTCTAGAGGGAATGTAAATCCATTCCCCATTGTCGAAAACTTCTCAAGGTTCAGCCTCTCACCTGACGGCATCACAACTGTACCAGTCCTCAGAGAACCGAGGAACATGTACCAGTCATGAGGCAGAAGGTGCGCGACTAACTCAGTCGCAATAGTATCAGAGGCAGACGAGAGATCGACGGTAGCTAACTTTCCAGTTATGCTACCTTCACGCGCAAGTTTCTGATTGCGCGTTTGGTCAGTGATGTCGATCCCTACCCTACGGAGACGCGATGACATATAGTCGCCTATACCGAGCTGAAGCATGCTGTTCAGCCACGGTTCGACACTTATTGTCCGAAACGTCTTGTAGTCCTTCGCGACAAAGGAGACGATAACCGCGTGAATTTCGACGGTTACCGTGCATGTCTCAAGTTCCG